GGACCTTCTGCATCACGGCTGCAACGCCGCGTGGTTTAATTTCTAAGTCGCCCTCAATATCGGGTGCATCTTTGTTGAATTGCATGTTCCATTGGAAGTATGCTTCTCCCAAAGGTTTTAGTAATGCATCATCGATATTCTTGATCACAGTTTTTAGGGATAAGCTTGCACCACCAAGAAGCATGGACAAGCCTGAAGCTGTTCGTCCTGTGCCACTTACACCCGTTTGACCGTGCATGATTGACGGCAAGCCTGTCTCTTCATCTGCAAGCTGCCGACTAATCTGATACATCTGTATGTTTTCAGGTGCCGTGTTAGGAAACTTGAGTCCATTGATGGCTGTGCCCGTTACCCCCGATTGACGACGGAAAATCTTTCCGGGGAATATATCCATATTCTGACCGGGGACTAGGCTTGCTTCGTCCACGTCAAATACTAGATTACCTGCAAGAGCCAAGTTATCAATTGCCATACGAACGTGACCGTTCATTAGCATCTGTGCATCTTCCATGTTTTCTGCAATACCGACACCCCACATTTGATATGGGTTGATTTCATACGGAAACACATGATAAGGTATTCTTGCTGGTGTAAACGGATTGAGAACACATCGTAAAACAAATGGACCACATACCCAGACGTTTACCTGTATCTGCTCCAAGCCAGACATTTCTTCCGGCAGATCCATCCCTACTTCATCAGCGAAATATCTATCAAGAACACCCCAATACTCTAATACTTCAAAGCGGTTTTCCTGATAATAAGCTTCCGTTTCATCCTCACGAATTGTATCCTCATAATACTTGTCTTCGTAATTTGATCCTTTTGCTAACGCATTTTCGATTGCATCAGCATAGAAGTACGGAAGATTTATCAAAGCACGAAGCTGTTGCCTATTCAAACGATGTCGTTGAATTACATATTCACAGTCTTCTATGCTCGTAGCAGACGGGTCTGGATGAAAGTCCCAAGCAGAAACATGTTCAATACGAGGCACAACCTTTTCATAAGGTTGATACGCCCTATCTCCATTTTCATCCCGCTTCCATTGGTGGACTCTTTTATAAAAGTTGAATGGCCCCTTTACAACGCCCGTGCCAAGCAGTGCAGATTCAAATATCGCACTGCGAAATACATTTACAGCACTTGTATCCAAAAGCTGATCGTGTATTGTTTTTTCTAAATTAAGGGCAGCTTTTTGAGCGGGAGATATTTGTGGCTCTCCCATGAGTGCTGGCCCTTCAGCTATAGGCATTCCGTTATATCTGTTTTGCAACCCACCCAAAAAATCTCTTTCTTGAGGTGATGCCTGTATAGATCCCGGCTCTAACGTTCGTCCGTCTCCCTCAAAGCCATACGGATCAACTATATCATCCAATGGTGTTTTCATGTGAGCAAACTCTGCTATACCTTCTGGTACAGGAGTAGGTTCAACAACCAACGGAAACTTCTTGTTTGCAAACAGGATATCAATTATCTGTCCGTATGCAGCAAGAACTTTTGTTTTGGTTATTTTAATGAATACTCTGGACCGTTCGCTGTCACGATACTGTGTAGATGAATCGTATATACCACGAAAATTCTTGAAAGCTTTTAGCCAACGTTGCTCGTAAGTATATCTTCCATTTTCAGCATCTTCAAACTTAGAACGAATGTGCCCGGCAAGACCCGGCATAGCCTCTGCAGGTTCGACCAGTGGCACCTGAGTATCATCAGGCGGCTCAAGAAAGTTTTCAGACATGCTAGTTCCTAGCTAAAGTAGTTTCTATCTTCTGCCATTGTGTTGAAAGAAGCTTCAACTGTTGGCTTTGTTTGCTTTTTAGGCATATCTTCATAGATAGGTGCAGTCTGTACACGAGTTTGAAACTCCAGACCTTCACGGTAAAGCTTGTTTACACCTGCTTGATCATCAACAGACTCCTTGTCAGAGTTCATAATGTAAGCAGCACCGTAGTTGTAATTACCAGTTGTTGCATTCGCCATAGGTTTCTCTCCCCTATGATTAGTTTAAAAACGAGCCGCGAAGTGTTGTTTCTTCACCAGCAAGTGCGGCACTTCTTGCTTGGTTAACTCTGTCTTTTGCTCCCTCTGCTGAGAGCATACCCTGACTTCTTTGAAAAGGTTTACTTTCTGTAATCTGTATTTTTGGCAGGTTAGTTGTATTTGGCTGTAAAGATGGTACAGGGGGTGCGAGTGATGGGACTGCAGGTGGAGCGGCAGCGGGAGCATCAGGTTGTGTCGCTCTCATACGAGCTATGTCTGTTGGAACTTTTGGCGGTAGTCCGACTCCAAATAGCTCTGCTGCTGTGCCTACTAGCGCACCGGGGGATGTTGCTAAACTCTTTTCTCCGGGTTCTCTTTCCATACCAAATAGCTCTGCAAAACCCTGTCGTCCTCTTTCTTCTGCTACATCAAATCTGTCTGGTCCATCTGTTTTATCAGCAAGTGCAGATTCGATACCTAAACCAATTAAGTCTCCTACCGGGCCGGGAGTTGCTCCCAAAACTCCTGCAGTTGCTAGACCAAGAGTTGTAAATCTGTTACGTATCTTTTTACGTAATTCATTTCCAGCGTCTGCAGTTTTTTCATCTTTAACTTGAGCTTTTATATCTGCAAGTTGACTTTGTCTTTCAGCAGCAGTCCTTGCTTGATCAACATCCAGTGCTGCCCCTTTTTCTATGTTAGCTTTTTGTAAGTCTAATGCCTGTTGTTCTAGCTGTGCTATGTTAACACGCTGTGCACTTTCTATTTCTTTTACATCAAGTTCTGTAAGAGGTTTGGAAGGTTGTAGAGTTTGTCCTGCGCCTCTATAGTTATCTGTCAAAGCAGGAAATGCAGGGGCGTTTTGTGTGGATAACGCAGGAGACTGTATGTTAAAACTGGTTGTAATTAAACTGTTGGTTGTACTTATTCCTAAATTTTTTGCGCTTTGTCTTACTAAGTTTTCAGATATTTCACCAATAGTCTCTGGATTCGCACCAGCAGACTTATACGCATCTTTTACTTTATGTCCTGCATAATCCTCTGCTAAAACACGGTCTATTCTAAATTCTTTTTCTAGTTGGTCCTGAACTGCTGACCGTATATCTGTTGGTCGCCATCCAGATTTTCCAGTTTTAGGATCGATAGGTATTTGAGTTGGAAATCTTTCTTCCACAATCGGTTTAATATATTTATTGTGAGCAGCATCTGTCTTCGCTTTTGTAGTATCAAACAGCTTAATATCTTTTAGAGCTTTGTCTCCACCTCGTGCTTTTGCCACATCAAACTGTTCTTTTAAAAAGGCTGCCATAGTGCCCTTATAAGTAACAGCCAACCTAGTTTTGTTTACTCTCGTTTCACCTTTTAATGTAACTGTTGGTTCCCCGCTATCAGGATCTGAGCTTATGATAACATCAGCAAGGGTCATTGGTGGCTTTGCAGGTGTTTTTTTAGTAGCAGGTGCTCCTAAAATTGTTTCTACACGAGCCACAGTGTTTTTATGGAAAAATAGAAACCTTTTAGTATCGTTAGATACGTTGTCTTCCATATTTGTAAAAGCATCAGCGTAAGCTTTGTCTAAATCTGCAGAGGGAATCAAACCCTCCATTTGTCGAGTGCGTCTAAGTTGGCCCTCTGAATACCCGCCTGTTTGCAGTAGCCCTTTAGCACCTGCTAACTCTGTTTCAAGACCCAACGTAGATAAATATGGAAGTTTTGCCCGTACAAATGCTGTTTTTAAGGAATTTTCAAGTCCTTGTACGCTCACATAGTAATTAGCTCTTGGTGTGTCTACATTTGTAAGAAAACTTTCGCTTTTGAATGCTTCAACTAAAGGAGTATCTAAAGTAGTTTCTCCTAGTTTTCCTGCAGAGATGGCTGTCTTTAAATCTTCTATGCGACTACCAGCTTTTGGCATAGTCATGGCGTGATCTATAGCTTGACCTATAGTCAAGTTACCAGATTCAGCTAATGCTTTAAATTCTGCCGTTTCCATCTAGTATCCGAATACTTCGTCTTGTACTTTATGTACGTGGTTCTTGATTGCACCTAGTTGCTGGTGTATTGCAGCGTATCCGCTCATGCGTGTCATCACCATATATCGCAATGCATCGTAAGCGTGATCTTCTGCTTTTGTGTCCACATCCTCACTATTGGTTTTAGAGAGAGGTATCCCCGCAAGTTGCTTGATGATATGCTGGCAGGAAGAAAATACACGAAGACGTGGTTCATTTGTATAAGGATCATCCCCTAAACGACGGTGCACTTCCATCTTACCTTGAATGCGATTACGATCAGATGGTGTCCACCTAACACCGGATCGCATCATGGTTTCTGCTATGGACGGACCCATGCCCGTCTTGTTCCAGCAGGAAGAATCCAATACAGTATAGTGAGGTAGCGGGTCAAGTTGTTCCGCTTCTAGTATTTTAGCGGCTAAATCTTCCGCTGTCAAGTGTTTTGCATAAAGCTCACGATAAACCCAGATATTGTTATCCCAGTCAATAGCCCCCCACAGAACGCACGACGGACTCGCGTAACCATAGTCGGCGGCACGTATGCGGGGCCAGTTGGTGGGAAGCTCAAAATGTTCGACCACATGACGCTCTCGTGAAAACTCTGGGAAGGCTGCTCCCTCTGCCACATCCCAATCCCCGTCAAGAAGTCTCTTCCGCTCAACTTCTGGGAGCGAACGCAACATGGCTTCGTATTGTCCGTCAGCCATGAGGTGGGGATTATCAGTCAACCGTGCAGGAACGAACTTGCGGTAGAACAACGGTTGACCTGCCTTCTCGTGACCACTAGGCCACGTAAATGGCTTCATTGTATCTATATCATACGCAGGAAAAGGAGAGTTGTCCTTTTGCACATCGATGTACATCTTCTTAACCCACCAGCCACCTACACCGCCGGGGTTGGCTGTACAACGCATATATAGACTGTTTTGTAATTCGGGATCTGTGGCACGTAGTCTGGAGCGTAGGTAGTCCCAGACGTAGGGTGTTGGATATTGTGTTATTTCATCTATGCCTATCCAGTTAAAAGCTTGCCCTTGAAAACGGGTAACGTCTTTGTCTCTGTCTAGGTAAGTAAACCACATGGTGGCACCTGACGGAAACACCCATGTGGATTTTGATTCACGAAACTTTGCACCGGGAAATGCTTTGGGGTACAGTTGTCGTGACTTGTCTATAAGTTCGGTTAGTTCGTCTAGGGTGCGTCTTAGGAGAAGACCCCTATGATTGGAATTATGGCAATAGCGTAAGGGATCAGCAAGTAAAGCAAATGACTTGCCACCGCCAGCCGCTCCCCCATATAGGACATCTCGCTCACCTGCCGAAAGAAACTCTTCTTGAGGTCCGGGGTTAGCTTGGAAAACAACTTCAGAATCGCCAACAAGGTCGGAAACGGATGGGGGTAAAACGGCGAGATCTCCCTCATCGATGACATTCGTTCCGCTTCCAGTAACTCCCTTCTCGACTCTTCCAATCGTCTTTTCCAGATTTCGGGCATAGGTTCTTTGTGCTTCTGCTTTTTTTGTAGCTTGTGTAGCTTTTTTCTTTGCTGTCCTCAAACGTTTCTGTGCCCCACGACGGGCACGTTCAGCGGTGGACAGTTGGTAGGTTCGTTTAGTCTTTTTCGGCTGAACCGTTTGCTTTTCTGCCACGATGCTTCCTTGCTTGATTTACCATATCACTAAGGTGTTTTGAAAACTCTGTTCCAGTCATTCCTTCTGGTACAGGAATAGCATCTCCTCTTCGAACAGCTTCTTTTATTGCTTCTTCATTTGACAGACGTTCCAGCCCTTCTTGTGATCTTCTTATAGTCGGGGCAATGTAAGTTACACCGTCTGCTTCAAAGTCGATAGTACGCATTGTTTCATTTGCGTAGGTTGTTGGTGTAGAAGGGTCCATAGCCCGTGTTAGCCATTCAGGACGTTTAGCCATCAATTATTACTTCTTTTTTCGGTGGACAGTTGGTAGGTTCGTTTAGGCTTTTGAGCCGTCTGCTTTTCTGCCACGATGAACCCTTCCACCTTGCTGATATGCAGGGCTGCTGCTAAATGCAGTTAGGAACGCAGTTAATCCGGGTATAGCCTTCAAGCCGATACTTTTTGCTATGCTTGTGGCTGTCTTCGGCTTCAAGTCTTTTAGTATGTTCTTTTGTTCTTGTATGTAGGCAGTTCGTACTTTACGGTTTTCTTTACTAAGATCAGATGGTCTGATTCTTTGTAATTGTGTCAGGCGTGTTTCTGCAGCAGCTTTTCTAGCTTGGTTTCTTCCTTGAGAAGTTTTTTCTCTGCGGGCTTGAACACGTTCACGACTCTTTTCTTGTAGTTTTCTGTGACGCTTGTTCTTTCGTCTTTCACTAGCAGCTTCACTGCCAAGTATCGCTGCCGCTCCACCAACTAAGGTTGCGGCGTAAGCTACTGCTTCTTTTTCCTTACTATTAAGAGCCATCGATCACGACCTCTTTCTTAGGCGGCAACAGGACTACACCGTGTATTGCCTGTACGTTGTGGTTGATTTGTTCCTGCTTTGCCACCCCTACGCGGTTGAGGAGCGATTCAGCGGCTTTGAGGCGAAGATCATCACCTCTTTCGGGGGCGGGGTTGTCTATAGTTGAAATAACACGATTAGCTGCCTTCATTGCGTTGGTAGCTAGGATGGTTTTGGTTCGTTCAACTATCTCATCAGCAAGGGTGGACTTCAACCAAGCGGCTGATCCACGTGAATACCCTGCATCTACGGCAGCAGCAGTTACCTGACCACCGTTTTCAAATAGAAGTTCCAAGAATTGTTCCTGTTGAGGACTCAATTCCTTCTTTTTGTGTGTTTGGGGGAGTAGATTCATCGTTTTTTTCTAAAACAACCTTGCATCGGCTTTTTATATTGACTTCAAAGACCTGTCGTTCGTAAACGAACGTTGCCATTTCGTCATTTCGGAGCATGCATTCTTTTTCTGTGCGATATGGGCCTTCTGTGTCTTTTATTTCACGACATAGATCGGGTCCAACGGCTAAACAAACAAGTATCCAAGACTCAAACATGTTTATTTTGTCCTTATTTTGTTGTGGGAAGGTTAGTTTGTAGCCTCAAACCCCTGATGTCAAGCATATTGTGTTGGTTTTTGTCGGGATGTGCTAGGTAAACCTTGCCCCACAACACAAGTATAGCGTTTAGGATCATGTAAGTCAACAAAAAAGTGCAATCGGGTGTTTTTTTCTTGACAAATCCGTATTTGGACTGTACAATGGGACTAAGTCCTGCCGGGAGATACACTACATATCCCCCCGCCACCCCGTAGGGAGTACCCTGCGGGGTATTTTTTTATCTAATTCTCTTGGGAGTATCCCCCTACAACGTTGTTTTATACCTGTATGGGTAACTCCAATAATATAAAATTGCTGTCGCCATTGCATACAGGTACGGGTACCCCCCGGGTGGCCCTACTGACCCCGTATCGGGATTTCCCATCATTGATGCCCAAGGACACCGCCAAAACAAGCGGACAGGATGAACCCCCTCGCAATAACCCGCCGGATA